CAGCTTTAGCTTTTAAGTCTAATTCACGTGATTTTAGTTTTAATAATGGATCACCACCTACCTCAGAGCTTATTTTGTCCTCTTCTTTGGCATAATCAATCATCATTTCAGCAATTAATTTAGCTTTTCGTGATTCTATCTGTGAGGTTATCTGTTGAACACGTTGTGCCATCTGCATTGCCTGTGGATTTTGTTGCATCATCATAGGATTTTGCATTAATGGCCCAATTTGTTGTTGAATCATTTTCATTTCTTGCATCTCTTCTACAAATTCTAATTGAATCTGTTCTTGTGCCATGTAAGAAATGTGTTCAAGTATATTTTTTTGCAATGACATCATTGCTATTGGATTATTTTGCACCATAGAAATAGACATAAAGCTTAAATGTGCATCAATATGTGCTTTGTGATCCTGTCCTGGAAACGCTTGAAACGGTTTTCCATTAATTGCCATAATATTTTCTAACGCCGGATCCATTGGTTGTGGTGGAGCAGGCGGCGGAAGTATTGCATTTACATTTTTTACACCCAATGCATCATACATTGATCTATAAGCTTGATATAGATTATGAATTTTTGGATTTGATTGAGCTAATTGTAGTTGACTTTGTGCCAAACTAATTCTTTGTGTTTGTGAGAATATATTTGGATCTGCAACAGGTAGAATATCTACTCGTTCGTCAAAGTCTTGTACTTTAATTTCTCTAGCTGCACCTGGTACATCATATGGATATACTGGTGGTAAGTATGTTTTAAATACTTCTGCTAATAATTTAAATTCTTGTTTAAGTCCAACGTACAGTCTTTTGTGAATTGCAGACATAACTCTTGAACCACGCTCTAATAATGCTACTGTGGTTCCGACAGCAGCTTGTTGGTTCATGTCACCAACCTGCATGTCCGCAATAGAAGCGAATCTTTGTCCGGCAGATACAACTACACCCATTAATTGTAATAGTGTTGCGTCTGGACCTTTAAAAGGCAGAGTCATGAACTGATCTTTAATGTTACCACCCGGAGCGTCCACATCTCTAAACTCACCTGGTTGTAAAGGTTGGGCATCATCTCTAACTCTTATACCTCTAGATTTAAAACCAGCTGGTAAGTTAGCTAAAGTTCCTGCATCTAACAACTGTCTTAAAGCTGCTGTTGCAGTTCTAGTTAATCCACCAATCATGTGAATTAAACCAAAACCATAAAATCCTGTGCCAGGTAAAAATTTAAATTGCACAAAATAATTTATTTTTCTTTTTAATTTATCATCTGCATTAAAATTTCTTCTAATAGATAATATTTTGTTTCCAACTTGTGATACAGTTACAATGTATGGAAGTTTTATTCCTGTAGGTTCTCCATCGGTTCCTAAATCTTCATAACCCTCCAGATCTAAATTGGTATGTATCTCATAAAGAGTATATTGATCCTCTTGACCATCTTTTGAGATGCCCTCTAATTCTAATTTTTTATCTTCTAATTGATTCTCTGTAACAGGTGGTGATCCTAATTCTATATCTCTATAAAATCCTGCTACCTGTTGTTTACGTAATTCATTTTCAGAAATTTTTATCACATGAATAATGGCTTCTGCATCCTCTAAACTATTTGCCGAATATGGAACAATCAAATCATCTGCAGGCACAAACTTAGATACGGCTCTACCCAAGAGGGAATCATAATATACTTTTTTAAAGGTAGAGCCGCTAAGAGGGAGATAAAAAAGCATCTGATCAAACTCGGGTTCGTATTCCTTCATCTGATCCATGATTTGATAATTCATAAAATCTTTTACACGTTTAGCCTGCTCTTCTTTGGCCACGTTCGCATCACCCATTATCTGAGTTCTCACTGGTCCTTCAGCAGGTAATAATTCTTTGTATGCTTGTGCTTGAAACTGTGTGACTGCTTCTGCAAGAACAGGATGGTTTACACCACTTGCTCCTCTAAAAGGTTCTGTTCTTCTTTCATATTTAAATCCTAAAAGTTCGAGTCCGTTTCGATAGGTATCTTCCCAGTCACCACGGGACTCTTTGTATTCGTTGTACTGGTCTACCATTTTAGCACCCAAAGGTTCTAAGACATCCTCACCTAAAAAATCTGCTAGGTTTTCAAAATGATCTTGGCCGCCTTCTTCTGTTACTGCTCTTGGGTCAAATGCGATCTCTGCACCACCCTCTTCATCCATGGTAACTTCGATGTTACCTTGTTGATTCTTCTTTTCAATAATCTCTTCCCTTGCCTCTACTAATTCTTCTTGTTTTGGAACCTCTACAACAGTTTCTGAAATGTTAGGAAGCGGTTTGTCTATCGTGGCCATTATTATCCCTCTTTATTTTTAGCTAATATTCCCTTGTTTCTCATCATAGCAGGTGGTTTAATCTTTGTCAATTTGGGCTCTCCTACTTTAACTTCCATAGGATTAAGTTTACTATATAGTTTTAAGAAATCTTGAGAGACTTTATCTTGAGTTTTTTCATCAATAAATCCTAGAATTGGATCGTATTTTATTCCCATTATCTTTTCCTCTTGAACATCGTAGCGAGGCCGCCGTCCGAATATCCTGTTCTTCCTCTACCAGTTCTATTACTTACTGGACCACCATCTGAACCAATACCAAACCCTTGTCCTGAATCAAAAGATTGATTACCTTGACTATCTCGTCCGTAATCGATTGGTCCATGTATGTTGGGATTGTAATCCATTTTTCCTTGTGATTTAATCGCTGCTAAAGCTTCGGCTTTGGTTTTTGCTTCTCTTATTTGTCTTTGTTTTTCTGCAGCAAGTTCAGCCTGGGCTTGTTCTATTCTTTTCTTTTGAAATTCAGTTGGTTTTTCATAACGATTCATTCTTTGAAGATATTTATTAAGAGCCACTTCATAATTATTAGAACCAAAACCTGATATAACATTTTTACCAGCTAATACAGAACCTGATCCATATTTTAAGCCACCTGTGTTTGGATCTCTACCAATCATACCTTCTAAACCTTCTAAAAAGTTTAATTGTCCCTCTAACAATGGATTAAAATTTCTAGATTCAGGATTAAATGGACTTAACGCATATGAAGCAATGGCACCGGGTAAAGGTATTCTTGGTTGATTAGCTAATCTTGTTCCAAGTGTGCCTTTAACTTTTGGTTGAAAGAATTTGTCTTTGATACTTCTAAATTTATCTAGAGCTGAACCTATAAAACTAGTATCTTTTTCTGGAACTGGATAATTACCCACGCTTGTTTCGTCAGCAAAGTATTCTGTCATATCTTTTCTAACGTCAGGAGTTATTTTTAATCCTCCCATTTCATTATAAGTATAACTTGGTAATTGTTTAGTTTCAAAAAAATCTTTTTGCACTGAAGTTTCCGGAAAATTTCTTACAGTGTAAGGACGAGGTGTTTCTCGTGTGTATGTTTTTTGTAATTCTGTAATTCCTCCGCCACCGCCAGCACCTTGATTTATTTGTGAACCGATAATATTATCGCTCGGAGTATCAGGTGTTGAACCACCTGGTGTGTAGTAACCTAAAGATTGTAATCGATCCGCGATCTCCTGATCAGTTGCACCTGTTACATTCATAGAATTGTAGATTGCTAATGCTTGGCCCTCTAATGGTGGACCGCCCATAAACAATCCAACTCGACCACCATCTTTTGCTTGAAAAAATTCTTTTATCTCTTCGTTTGTTGCAGGATTATCAGGATCACCTAAAGGTTTTATATTTTCTCTAACATCATCAATGCTAAATATACCCATATCATAACCCATCTTTTGTTTTCCTAAAGCTTTCTTTTGAGATTTAGTTAAGTCTGCTCTTAAGTCACTACCAATAATATTATTAGAATAAGGATCAACAGATAAACTTTGGGGTGCACCAAATTTTTGAGGAACATCATTTTCCATAATTCCAGTTGGTGTTGTAAACCTTTGTGTAAAACTTGTAGGTGTCTGTAGCGTTAAAGATTTTGACATTCTTCCAGTAGGGTTGTCTGTTATTGTAGAAGTTTGATCAAAAAATGATTTTGTGTCTCCATCAATATCTGTCGTTCTCATATTAGTAACAGAATCAACAGTTGCATCTTGCATAAAAGTATCTCTGCCTGTAGCTGTTCTATATGCATCATACAATGCATCTGCTTCTGTATCTTCACCCATTGTATAACCACCTTTAGTTTTTACAAAATTTAAAAATTTATTTGCAGATGCTACATCTGCGTAGGTCATTGGCTTGCCTGTGTATTCATCAAATGTCAAAAGTTCTGTGCTTTTATCTTTTGTTGGTGTTGGATTAATTATAACTGGTGGTCCTTTGGGTCCATCTCCGCCTCCGCCAGTAAAAGGATTGTCATCTCTAACATTACCTCTTACGTCTGTGCCTGGTGAAATATTACCACCTGATGTAAACTGAGCTCCACCCATATTAAATCCGACTCGACCGCCTTTTTTTAAACCTGCTATTTCTGCAAGAGTACCAAGTGTTACATCTCTTTGATCTAAATCGTTTATTAATTGACGAGCGTATGCTA